GCGCCCAGCTCACCGCCAGAAAGAACGGGATTGGCCGAGGTCCACTGGGATGCAGTGCCGTTTCTAAGTTGTATCTGAACAGGCATTACGGTGTCCCCCCGTTAATTGGTGTAATCGCGCCGTAGGTTGAACTAGGTATCCCACCATCCAAATTGGGGGATCCTCCACCACCACCACCGCCGCTCTGTGTAACCCAGACAAGTGTGCCTGAACCATTCGTAGCCAAAACCTGATACGCCGTCCCGTCTGTCGAAGGAAGCGTCCAGGTTACATTGCTAGGAATAGTTGAGGCAGCCCTAAATCCAACAAAATTACTCGAATCAAGGTCGGCAAACTTAAATACCCCTTGAGCCCCTAATTGTACATTCGTCCCGTCAGTCGTATAGTTGGTCTGGCCACCAAATACACCACCATTGTTATATTGGATTGTATTTGGACTTCCACCCGGAGTACCGCCGCCGCCAGTTGGAGCCGCCCAGGTAGCCGTCCCACTCTGAACCGTCAATACCTGCCCAGCAGCCCCAATCCCGAGCCTTCCCGCAGAATTAGACCCGGTGCCAACAATAATATCGCCGAGAGTAGTAATCGGAGACAGCGCATTGAATCCAGACGCCTGCGAGGTCTGACCAGTGCCACCCCGAGTAATTGCAACCGCCCCCGAGGTAACTTGGCTGCCGCTAATTGCAATGTTTGTGTTAACTGCCCCAGTAATCTGACCCTGAGCATTAACGGCAATCTGAGATACCTGAGATCCAGAACCGTATGTCCCGGAGGATACGCCCGTATTCGTAATGCTGAACTGATTTGTGCCGGATAAACTTAACCCGGTGCCGTTTGAATAAACTGCCGAGCCAGAGCCAAACTGAACAAAGACAAGGGCCGTAGAGCCGATTGTGATTGGAGGCAGGACCGTCTGAACCCACGATGTATTGGCGTTCGTGGCCCCGGTCAGGATCAACATGAAGTCGCCAGCATCAACGTTGAGGTACGTCGAGCCAGGTGTGTTGTAGTCCGCCGCTCGGGTCAGAATAAATGGCGTCGACCCATCCCCAATCTGGGTAACCGAATAGATCCCGTTATGCGCTTGATTTACCTGGTTCTTTACCAATACCCGGTTGCCGACCACAACAGCAACAGAGTCAACACTCAACAGCCCGTTAGCGGTGGCGGTGAGCGTAGCCCCAACACCAGAGCTGCCGTTGCTATAGGTGCAGGTTGGCAGCGCCGCATCAGTCGCCAAGTCACAGTTCTGGTGAAACGTCAAACCCGATGCAACCGCGTCCGCATACGCCTTGTTAACAATGTTGTTGACGCCAACGGGTGTATCAGTAATGTTACCGCTCGTGGCATTGATAGAGGTGAATGTGCCGGCAAGAGGCGTCGTACCACCAATTATCGTGTTGTTGATCGTGCCGCCAGTAAACGACCCGCCCGTGATTGTCTTGCTAGTAAAGGTGAGCGCATTAGGTAAAGACAGCGTAGGAGTGGCGCCACCGGATGATGTGATCTCGTTAGCGGTACCAGAGACGCTCGTAACAGGGGTAGAGCCCGAGGATGCCGCGGTGAGCTGTCCTTGCGCGTTAACGGTAAAATTGGGGTTGGTGTAGTTGCCGGGCGTTACCCCGCTCGTTGCAATCGCAATCGTCCCGGAGGTGGTGATCGGGCCGCCAGTTAGACCCGCGCCAGTAGCAACCTGTACAACGCTTCCACTACCCCCACCACCGGAAGCGGACCACTCAACATCTGTAGCGCCGGCATTGACACGAAGAACGTATGATGCATTTCCCGTATAACTCGGGAGGACATTTGCTCGAGCCTGTTGAGCAGTCGCGCCGCCAGTTCCGCCGTTAGCAACATTAAGCGTACCACCTAGTGTGATAGTCCCTGTCGTTGTGATTGGCCCGCCAGTCGTCGTTAAACCAGTAGAGCCACCTGAGACATCAACCGAAGTAACAGACCCGCTACCGCCGCCGCCGCCACCAATAGCCCCGGTAGTCGTGCGGACCGTCTGCCCGTTTTGAACAACAGGAACAAGCTCCGTTCCGGTTAGAGCCTGGGCCGCTGGAAGTTGGGTAATCGTTACATTAGCCATTTATATCTCAATACTATCCAGGTTGCCGTTATTCTCTGGCGTCTGCGTATTCTGCTCCGGCGACAATACAAAATCACCGTATCCGCCAGTCGTGAGGTTGTTATCCTCAATCGCAATGCTTTCGTCAGGGCGTGGAAAGCGTATTGTAATCTTTTCTGTCTTTGCTGCCGGCAATCTATACGGATCAAAGTTATCCGCGCAACCCTGATCACATACCTGCAGGCCAGGAAAGTTAGGATCGGACCTCATAACAGCATGGGCCCTCTTGAAGCGGCACCTGTCACAAATTGCTATTGCAAGGTCTGATAGTCCTCTGGTATCAAGATATAGAGGCATGAATCACCTTGAATAGCAAGCAATATTAGGTGCAAAGGTGATTGGCGACCGATCGCGCTCCTCTTGCTCGGCTAGATTGAACGATTTCTCTGCCAATGCAGCCAAATACTGAATGCGAGCGGGGTCAATGCCAGGCAATTCCAGAGCCACCTGATGCGCCAGCATATTCAAAATGGCCATATACCAGCGCTGCGGGATCTCTAGCTCATCCGTAAGCGCTCCGACGTCCATTACCTGGCGCGAATACCAGACAACAACCTGCACGAACGAGTCGCTAGGCACAGGCCACAGGTTCATTTGAGAAAGCGGCAGCGTTCGGGTCAACCAAAACTGAAATGGCTGGTTTGCAGTGAAGTTTTTATTGGGCAGGTTCGTGTAATCATCACGATTAAGCCTGGCCATCGTGATTTCGGTCGAATTATTGCCAAAAAACAGCTCTCTAACGACTAAAGTCCCGCCGTTGATCGCTCGCATTCTGTAATACTGGCAGTTTTGCCCGGTTTCGATGTCGTACCAGAGCCATTCGTTGTTGACCCAGGTCTGCTGGCCCGGCGAATAGAGCGTTTGCCAGGTAATTCCGTCGGTGGAATACTCAAATACAACCGTGAGGCTTCCAGAAACGCCCGGCAATACTCCGATTGAGCCGACGTAGACCGGTGAACTGTAATAAATTGATATGTTTCCATTAGCAGATGTCTGTGTACATACAGTGTCTACATTGCCGTCAAACGCGTTGATTGCAATGCCAGAACTTGAGGAGTAAGCGCCACTAGGACGGTTCATCTTCCGATATAGCGCGTTGAGGACGTCATTGAACCCCACCGGCATATCGTAAACTTGCTTGTTCGCCTGCAACCCAATGACCTTCTTGTCAACGCACCAGTAGTTGATGCCGGTATTGACAAGCTCAGACAGAACAAAATACAGCGACTCTCGAGCGGCGTTAACCTGTTCAACAGTCAACTCTTCAGCAAGCTTCCCCGCACGGCGAGCCGCATGGTCAATTAGCTTCTGAACATTTACGACCGTATTACTAACTGTACCGCTGTACGCCATTTACCACTCCAAAATTTGTGGTAGGATATCGTTTTTAACCTTGAAGAACGAAGGCGCCATGCTACCAACCCAATCTGAGCTGCGGTCTATGCTTGAATACGACCCGCTTACCGGTATTGTAACTTGGAAAGAGAACAGATCAAACATGATCAAGGGTTCCGTGGCTGGGTGCGTCCATTCTTCTGGATATAGGATAATAGGTCTCAATAACCAAGCACAAAGACTTCAAAGAGTAATTTGGGTTTATATGTTTGGGCACATTCCAGAAGGGTTTTATATTGATCACATCAACGGGAACAAACTTGACAATAGGCTTGAAAACTTACGGCTTGCAACAAACAATCAAAATCAGCAAAATAGGCCCGCCCCGAAAAATAGCTCTTCAGGTTACCGAGGAGTCAATTGGCACAAAGGAATAAACAAATGGATGTCAAGGATTTGCCACAACGGAAAAAGAACGACAATTGGGTTTTTTGACTCTGCCGAAGAGGCCTATGCGGCTTACAAAAAAGAAGCAAACAAATTATTTACACATCACGACCGACTACCATGACGGGCAATTCCACCGTTGCATAGAGGCTCGAGCACGACTCCCCTTCTCACTCTTTTCTGCTGTAGGACCCATGCGGGCGCAGAAGGAGTCACGCCTTGCCCCTCCGCCCGGCTGGGGAGCCTTCAGATCGCTTCCAGTCTCGCGGTTGTACTTAGCCCTACCCTTGGCCGTCAGACCCGCTCCTTGGTCCGCTGGAAGCTTTTCTCCGCGACCTATAGCCAGGCTAGGACCGCCATTCTTGAGCTTTACAGTCTTGGCGGAGTCTTTAAAGGCTTGGGCAGTCGGGGCGCCAAAAGAGCCAGGCTTACGCATTTTCTCGCCGCTACCCTCTGCAATACGTTCCTGTTTTGCATGAATATTGGCATAGAGGCCGCCGCCAGATTTAAACTTCTTGCCTTCATCCGCCTTGGCAAAGTCCTTTCCAACAGATGTAGGAATGCCAACCTTCTTTGCAAACTTGGGGCTATGCGCTACCGCCTCCATCAGACGGTGCTGGGCTGGTGATTTGCTTGGCATGATTATGCGTAGGATTTAATCATTTCAAGAACAACGGTGTATGTGTCACCGCTACTGGCGTCCGACGTGCTAAATACTATATTACCGTTTTTACCGGTTCCAGAGTTATTTGTAATACCGCCAAAATTTGAAAAATCGTTTTCGTAGTTGGTGTTTACCGTGGCCAGAAAAAATGGAACGTCCGTCGAAGCGTCCCAATACATTCGGACTTCCATGCCGTGACACACAGACGTAATTTTAGTAACCGTCACTCCGGTGCAAGCCTTGCCAGAATTGCTTGCTGTCAAAGTTGATACGTTGACTTTTGTTACCGCGGTTTCACCAGTGCCATCACTGATGTTTGTAAACTTCATGATTGCAAGTCGTTCGCCATCAAGAAGCGTCTGACTTGTTACTGAATCAGCCATACTAATCTCCAATGAAGACAGGGGCCGCAGCCCCCATCCTTAACAAACTGCGCCGCCGCGCTTCTTGCCAGGCACAACCGTCCGACTGATTTCGCGCTCAGTATCCGTCACCGAACCCTTACCGGGGCTCATTGCATCAACCACAGCCTTACCAGCCTTGCGAACCTTG